TTTCAATTCAATAAATCTATAATACATTCATCAACTAAGAAGTTGATGTTTTAACTTTTAAGGAGCTTATTAATATGCCATGGACAGATGAGAGCAAGGCACAGGCCATTGAAATGTATGAGAAGGCCGAGCCTACTCCAGAAAACTCAATGGACATTGTAGCCGAAATTGCCGAGGAACTCGGTGAGTCAGTAAACGGTGTACGTATGATTCTCAGCAAGGCTGGTGTCTACGTAAAGAAGGAAGCCGCTAAGTCAGGTGGCAGCAGTGCCTCCAAGACTACAAAGTCAGCGTCTACCCGCGTAAGCAAGGAAGATGCACAGGCTCAGCTTATCGCTGCGCTAGAAGAGGCTGGTAAGACTGTTGATAATGATATTATCAGCAAGCTAACTGGTAAGGCGGCTGTTTATTTCGCCGGACTCTTTGCCTAATCTAACTCGTGTCAGCAAGTATGCCAACCTGCCGACAAGAGGATTATGACAAAAGACGAACTAATTAACGCAGTAAAAGAGTTTGGAGATGCAACCATCACGTACAGAAGCTTAGAATCAAATAAGCTGAAGTATAATGTTTGCACTCTAGATTTTTCCACCCCATACATTCAAGATAAGTCTAATAGAGCCAGAGAAACAGAAGATACAGTTCTTATGTTCTGCTGGGACGCCGACTCCTTTAGACTTATCAGACCCTCTAGTGTAACTAGTGTAGCCCCTTTAGCGGCATCGCTAAAGGAAAGGTCACATGGATGATGAAGAAATCTATTCACGAATAATTCATTGCACTGATGATTTTCAGGTTCGCCTGACAATCAATAGATTTAGAGGCGTTGAGTACCTTCATGTTAGAAAGTACTTTTTAGACTTCTCTGAGGAGTGGATGCCATCTAAAGACGGAGTTGCTATGCCTTTAGATCTAAATAACTCGAAAGAGCTATTTATCGGCTTAGTTGAAATTTTGTCTTTAGCCGAGTCTAAAGATGTGATAGTATCAAACTTCAAAGAACTTTTACAGGACATATATCAATGAAGAACTTCCTAGATTATGCGAGTGCCAAATATTACGCGGGTGATCCAATCATCAGCGATGAGGAATTCGATAAGCTAGCGGAGTACTACGGATATCAAGGCGTGGGGGCTCCAGTCGTAGGCGACAGGATTCCTCACGCCTTTCCTATGTGGAGTCTACAAAAATGTTATGATGACGAGCCGCTTATTGATCTAGGTGGCGAAGTGATTGTAACTCCAAAGCTTGATGGAGCTGCTGTAGCTCTTTACTATGCAGAAGGTAGATTTGTTCTAGCCCTTACTCGTGGCGACGGTAAGGAAGGTCTAGATATTACAGACAAGATGGCTACTCTAGTTCCAAATGAACTGGAGCACTGGATCAATCCATTCTTGCAAATTACGGGTGAGATTGTAGCTCCTAAGACGATTGAAAATGCTCGTAACTATGCTGCTGGCGCTCTGAACCTAAAGTCTGTAGACGAGTTTCAATCTCGGGACTTAACCTTTGTTGCTTATGGAGTTACCCCGTTTGTAGATAATGAACGTTGGTCTATGGATATGCAGTATCTACACGCAGAAGGGTTCAATACAGTACTTAATAAGTCAAAAGAATGGTATAGCCGATTCCCTGAGGATGGTCTAGTATACCGGCTTAATAAGCACAATGAGTTTCAAGCTCTGGGATATACTTCCAAGCATCCTCGTGGTGCCTTTGCTCTTAAAGAGCGGAAAGGCGGAGTAGTTACTAAACTTTTAGCAGTAGAATGGCAGGTTGGCCGTAGTGGTGTAGTTAGTCCTGTAGCAATCTTGGAACCCGTTAACATTGGTGGCGCTGTAGTCTCCAGAGCTACACTTCACAATGCTAAGTATATCCAAGAACTAAATTTAGAGTTGCATTGCTTAGTAGAAGTTATACGAGCAGGTGAGATTATTCCTAGAGTTGTAAGGAGAGTATATGAATAAACTAATTATTTTCTCGGCCTCTTGGTGTAGTCCTTGTAAGAGACTTAAAAACACTTTAGAGTCTCTAAATGATTACTCAAATATCAAAGTGTATGATATTGATATTAGCGTAGAGAAAGCTATAGAATGGAGAGTGGATGCGGTACCCACTATTATATTAGTGAATGATCAAGGGGAGGAGCTTAAGAGGACACTGGGTGTCTTACCTAAAGAAAAGCTCCTAGAACTTCTAAATGCTTAATAAGGCTACTTTAGTAGTAGCTCTACTATTGAGTGCTACCGCCGCATGGTACTCAATATCGGGACTTACTGCGATATTTGCCGCAGCTATCGTTCCCATAATTATTATGGGAATAGTATTAGAAATAGCAAAAGTAGTTACTAGCTTATGGCTGCATAAATACTGGGATACATGTGGTTGGCAGCTTAAATTATACTTAGTCCCAGCAGTAATAATTCTAGCATTTATTACTAGTATGGGTATTTTTGGCTTTCTGTCGAAAGCTCACAGCGACCAAGCTTTAGTATCTAGTAATGTATTAGCTAAGCTAGAAGTATTTGATACTAAGCTGGATAACGCAAAAGCTATTATACAATCTAATAGACAGAGCCTAGTACAAATGGACGCACAAGTAGATCAACTACTAGTAAGGTCCGATGACGCTAACGGAGCCATGAGAGCAGCTAGGCTAAGAAACAGACAAAAGGCTGAAAGAACTCAGCTGCTGAATAGTATATCTAATAACCAAGATACTATTTCTGAAATAAACGAAAAGTCCGCACCTCTTAGAGCCGAAGCTAGACAACTTGAGGCTGAGGTAGGACCAATTAAGTATATTGCTGCGCTTATTTACGGCACTGATCTTAATCAGAATATGCTTGAAAGTGCTGTAAGAGCCATCATTATACTACTTGTAGTAGTATTTGACCCACTAGCCTTAGCCCTTATTATTGCTGCTCAAAAGGCATCAGTAGAACCAGTAGCAGTAGTTCCTCAGCCTAAAGAGGAAGTAGAGGAAGAAGAAGAACCTATGAGTAAGGGAATCTATAATCCTAAGTATTTTGAGAACCATCCAGATGAAGCTAACTTAGACGCAATTCTATATGTAGTAGTTCTAGTAAATCAGACTACTGATTTAAGAGAATGCGTTAAGATAGGAATTACGAAGGGTCGCAATTGGAAGGATGCTATCAAGAGAGCTGGTGGTTTCAAGGGATACGACATTCGTATTCAGAAGATCATTCCGGGTAAACTAGAAGAAATTTATTATCTAGAAGAGTATCTGCATGAACTATGGATTGACCATAGATACCACGGAGCTTCTAAGTTTGGGGGTTGGACTGAACTATTCTCCATAGACAAACTATCTGAGATTCTAGCAAGTATTCCACCTAAGCTATAAAAAAATAATCCTTGACATTTACCCCTAACATGGGTATAATGGCTGTATCAAGAGCAGAGAGATAGTATGCAAATAGAAATACCAAACAATTGTCCTTCTTGCAATAGCTCTCTAGCTCTTGTTAATGATATTCTTTATTGTAAGAATCCAGACTGTGGCTCCATGAGCCGTAAGCGTGTTGAGCATTTTGCCACGACGCTAAAGATTAAAGGTCTAGGACCTTCTTCAATTGAGAAGTTAGAGTTATCGCATCCTCTCGATATTTATTCCATGAGCCTAGAGGAAATTACAGAGGCTCTTAATTCAGAGAAAGTAGCAACTAAGCTTTTTGATGAGATTGAGCAATCTAAGTCTAAAAATCTTAACGATCTGCTACCCGCTCTAGGTATTCCACTCATTGGTCAGACAGCCACAGATAAACTTGCAAAAGCCTGTAAGGCTCTTGAAGAAATTACAGATGAAGTCTGTAAGTCTGCTGGCTTAGGTCCAAAAGCTACTGAAAACCTTCTAACGTGGCTACATGAAAACGACTGGTATTTACTATTACCTCAAAACCTAGCTTTTGAAAATACTGTGTCTTCAGGTCAGCAAGTTAAAGGTATTGTCTGCATTACAGGCAAGCTAGATAGCTACAAAACTAAGGCGGAAGCCCAAGTCGAACTAGAACGATTAGGATATGTAGTGAAGTCATCCCTAACGAAAGACGTCACTATTCTAGTAAATGAGAGCGGAAAAGAAACCGCGAAAACCTCAAAAGCCAGAGACGCTGGCGTTTTGATTGTAGAAAACCTAAGACAATATATAACGGAGAATAATTAATTTATGACTACCCTAAAGTGGACCGAAGATCGTACTGCCCAGCTAGTAAACGGCGTTGCCGATGAAACCCCTGTTTCACGCGCTACTGTAGCCACCCTAGCCGAAGATCTAGAAACAAGTACTCGGTCAATCTCTTCCAAGCTTCGTAAGCTTGGTTACGACGTAGAACTAGCTACAGCAGCCCCAAAGGCATTCTCTGATGAAGTAACAGCAGAACTTCGTCAATTTGTTACTGAGAATAGCCGCGAGTTCACATACGCTGAAATCGCTGAGCAGTTCCCAGGTGGCTACACAGCTAAGGCTATTCAGGGCAAGATCCTTTCAATGGAACTAACCCAGCACGTTAAGGAAGCTCCAAAGCCAGAGAGCACAAAGACCTACACTGCCGATGAAGAAGCCGTAGTTCTTCGCATGATCCGTGCTGGCAACTTCGTTGAAGAAATTTCCGAAGCTGTTGGTAAGAGCGTACAGTCAGTTCGTGGTAAGGCTCTAAGCCTACAACGCGCTGGTGAAATCGACGCCATGCCAAAGCAGCGTGATCTCAAGGGAGCTGCTGCTGATCCGCTAGACGCTATCAATGATATCGCTGGTATGACTGTTGCACAGATCGCTGAAACTATTGGTAAGACTGAGCGTGGTGTCAAGACCATGCTAACACGTCGTGGTCTAGTAGCTTCGGACTATGATGGTGCAGCTAAGCGTGAGAAAGCTGCTGCTTAAGTTTTCTCTTTGAAAGTGAAGGCCGGAGCAGCTTCTAGCTGCTTCGGCTAAACTTGTTTTAAGGAGACGACTTTGAACCTTGCATCCGCATTATTTAAGAGGCTCCTTGAGGAAGGGGACTTTGATACCTGGGCGAACTTAAGAAAGCATTATCTGCCCGGTGAATATGACCGCGTTTACGATGCAATCGAAAAGCACGTCGAAAATTATCACAAGTTACCTAACTTAGATGAGTTAAAGTTATCCATCAAGGATACCCCTACTCTAGAAAAAGTATATGCTATTGAGGTAGTAGAAGTCGATGCGGAGCCATTTCTTCTTCTAGACTATCTAAAAAACGAATTCGCTCAGAAGGAAACATTGTTTCAGCTTCAGAAGTATGTTGAAAATACCATCTCCTTTGAAACAGCAGAAGAAACTATTGAGTCTCTATACTCTATTATTTCTAAGATCGAGGACAAGGTTGATTTAAAGCCAGAAGAAGAAAATCTAGAAAAGCTAAGTCTATTCTACAGTGATGAAGAAATCGCTGACTATATTCCTCTAGGTCTTAATACTGAGTTTGACGAGCGAGTACGATTCAAACGTAGTGACTACATTCTTATGGGTGGCCAGAGAGGTTCAGGTAAGTCAATTACTTGCTCTAACCTTGCCAACACAGTATATAATCAAGGTAAATCGGTACTTTACTTTAGTGTCGAAATGCCTATCAGAGAAATCCTACAAAGACAGTGTTCTATTGGGGCTAATGTATCTCACTCCAAGGTCAAGTATAAAACACTAGACAATATGGAGTGGTTGAAGGTAGCTAATTGGTGGGCCAATAGGTATGAGAATGGGCAGGAACATCTGGAAGCTTACAAGACTCATAGAGACTTCGATAAGTTCCATAAGGCTATCCAGAAGGAAGGCCTAAATCCTGTTCAGATTGATATTATCTATGATCCATCTTTGACGCTACCAAAGCTAAAAGCCGAAATCATCAAGCGAGTTCGTAAGCTCGGTAACGTTGGTCTGATTATTATCGACTACGTTAACCAGATTAAGAAGACTTCTGGAACAACTGATAAGTTCGACTGGAAGGATCAGATTGATGTTAGTACCGCTCTAAAGGAAATCGCTGGTGTTCTACAGATTCCTGTATTCTCACCATATCAGATTGACTCTAGTGGTGAAGCACGTTTTGCGAAGGGTATTCTTGACTCAGCCGATGCGGCTTTCATTCTAAAAGCTGGTGAGGGGTCGATATCCTTTACCTGTACCAAGATGAGAGGCGATGCTAAGATTGACTTCATATCTAAGGTAGATTGGAACAGCCTCACTATCGGGCCTGAGAATGGCGAAGTAGCAGAGGAAAAAGATCCAGATGAAGAGAAGCCTAAAAAGCGGAAGGGCTTTAAACAGGAACCTGATAAAGCCATAATGGATGAAATATGGGATTCTCCACCATTTTAAGGAATTACTATGACAGTAGATGAGCTATTAACAAAAGAGAGCATATACTTTCGTTCCAGTGGAAAAGACCATGTAGTATGCTGCTTAAACCCAGACCATGAAGATAGAAACCCCAGTATGAGAATCGACAAGATTACTGGGGTTTTTAACTGTATGTCTTGCGGATTCTCTGGTAATATCTTCGAGCACTTTGGTGGAAAGCCTAATTGGCTTGGTATTCAGAGAGAGCGGTTTAAAAGTCTAGTACAGAATAAACTGAAGGAAACGGTAGGTCTAGAGATTCCAGAAAATGCTACTCCTTTCGATCAGGAGTGGCGAGGTATTTCTAAGGAGACTTTCCGTAAGTTTAGAGCTTTTCAGCATCCAGACTATGTAAATAGAGTAGTGTTTCCTATCACTGATATGTCTGGTAAGATCAGAGTGTTTTGTGGTAGAGACTTGGCAAACAATACACCTAAGTATATGTTCTACCCAGCAGAAACACACATACCTTTGTTTCCTATGGTAAAGCCCCACAATGGCGATATTATCCTAGTAGAAGGTATCTTTGATATGCTAAACTTACACGACAAAGGATTAACCAATGTTTGCTGTATGTTTGGTGTTAATAAGGGAAGCATTGACAAGCTCAAGCTTCTCAAAGTACAAAATATAAGCTCGGTAACTCTAATGCTAGATTCAGACGAAGCAGGGCAGCGAGGAGCTGAAAGGCTCAAAGCAGAGTTAGAGGGCATACAAGTAAGCGTAAACAACTATGTATTACAAACAGTTAAAGATCCAGGTGAATTGACAGCCTCTAAAGTGATCAAATTAAAGGAGAACCTATACGGTGGCTAACGTAGCATTAATTGAGACTAAACCAAGCAGAACAAACTTCTTCAGTGAATTTGATGAAGCTTTTGAATTTGATAGGTTTGCTTTATGTTCTGACCCAACAATTAAAAAGGTCCTAAAGAAAAACGTAGATATTGAGTTCAATCCAGATAACTACGAATGGGTAATCCTAGTGGGTGCTGATACAGTAAAATACTTTACTAAGGCATCGGTAACTGACCACAGTGGCAAGATTGTTGACGAGAAGTTTCTCCCGGTAATCAATCCAGCAATGGTATCGTTTAAGCCTGAATCTGCTAGAACGTGGGAAGAATCCAAAAAGAATATCGTCGGATACATTACTGGGTCTAAGAAAGTAGTAAAGTATGCTACTGACAAGATCTATGGTATTCGTGACAGCGAGCAGCTTAAGAAGTTCTTGCAGGCTGCCATTGATAGTCCAAATTCTTTCATCGGTCTAGACTCTGAAACGTCAGGACTGTATCCTAGAGACGGTTACATTCTAGGTGTTAGTGTTTGCTATGAACGCGATCATGGCGTTTATATTGACTCAGACTGCATCGACGAAGAAGCATCATGGCTTTTTCAGGAACTATTCAATAAGAAGATAGCAGTACTACACAACGCTAAGTTCGATATTCCCTTCTTCAAGTTCCATATGGGTTGGGAGTTTCCTCGGTATGAAGATACAATGCTTCTTCACTATTGCATTGATGAAAATCCCGGTACCCACGGACTTAAGCAACTAGCTCTTCAGTTTACAGAATACGGTGACTATGAACAGCCAATGTATGACTGGATTGCTGATTACTGCAAGCGCAATAGTGTTCTAAAGGAAGATTTCACTTTCGAAGCGATTCCTTTTGAAGTTATTCAGCCCTACGCTGCTATTGACGCTATTGTAACTTTTCTTATCTATGCCAAGCTAAAGCCCTCCGTTCAGAAGAACAAGAAGCTAGACAAGGTGTATAATGAGATCTTGATTCCAGCATCTGACTTTCTAATTGACGTTCAGGACAATGGAGTTCCATTTGACATGGATCGCCTAAAGTTCGGTCAGCTAGAAATGCAAAAGAGCATCGACGAGTCAGTTGCAGAGTTGTATTTAGAACCTAAGATCAAAGAGTTTGAAGCGTTTCAAGGTAAGCAGTTCAATCCTAATAGTGTTATGCAACTACGTACACTATTGTTTGATTTCCTAGACCTATCTCCAACAGGTAAAAAGACTGGTACTGGTTCCAATTCAACTGATGCCGAAGTGCTTCAGGAACTAGCAGGACAACACCCAGTACCTCAGTTAATTCTTAACATCCGTCAAAAGAGTAAGATTAAGAATACTTATCTGGACAAGATTATTCCACAGCTAGATCGGGATGGAAGACTACGTACTAGCTTTAATATTCATGGTACTACTAGCGGACGACTAAGCTCTAGTGGTAAACTTAATATGCAGCAGCTACCACGTGATAACCCTGTTGTCAAAGGAGCCATCAAGGCAAAGCCTGGCCACAAGATCATCTCGATGGACTTGACCACTGCGGAAGTTTACGTAGCCGCAGTGCTATCTAAGGATAAGGAACTACAAAACGTATTCAGGTCGGGACAGGATTTCCATTCTACAGTAGCTAAGCAAGTGTTTAAGCTAGACTGCGAGATTTCGGAAGTTAAGAAACTTTATCCTTTGATGCGTCAGGCTGCTAAGAGTACCACTTTCGGTATTCTATATCAGGCTGGTGCTCCTACTGTAGCCGATCAGATCAATAAAGAAGCCCGCAGTAATAATATGGATTACAGGTTCTCCCTACAGGAAGCTCAAGATGTTATCGACCAGTACTTCAAGACCTTCAAAGGACTTAAGAGCTGGATTGATGTAAACAAGGAGTTCATTTCCAAGAATGGTTACATCTACTCTTTCTTTGGACGTAAGCGCAGACTACCAAATGTTCTATCCAGTGACGGTGGAATTCGTAGTCATGCTGTAAGATCTGGTCTGAACTTCCTAGTGCAGTCTCCTAGCTCGGATGTTAACTTACTCGGAGCTATTGATATGAATAAATTCATTAAGGACAATAAGATGAAGACCAAGATCTTCGCTCTAGTCCATGACTCTATTCTAGCAGAAGTACCCGAAGACGAAATCGAAATGTATACCACTACCCTTAAGAAGTTCATTCAAAAGGATCGTGGGCTTTCAATTCTTGGATGCCCTATCGGATGCGATTTCGAAATCGGCGATGACTACTCATTAGGTAAGTTTGAGAAACAGTATGGAATACTATGAGTATAGAAATGAGATTCCTTTAAATACTCTGAAGGTGTGGCGAGACCAAGTTCTCGCCACAGCCCACTTCCAACCTATTGGCTGGACTGGATTACCTAAGGAACCTTATAGACACTGGGCCGCTTATCCTAAAAATGATGAACTTTATAAGTCTATATTCGAGTGCATGAACTACTCTTTTAAAGAAGATGGTTTTAATCTCAAGCCCGAGAGAACAATCGTAAATATGTACAACCACGGAGACAGTTCATGGTTGCATACAGATTCCGAAGAAGGTATTTGCTGGACTGCTATTCTATTTATGAATGAATATTGGAACAGCAATTGGGGCGGGGACTTCGTTATGGTAGACTCCGATGGGGAGATACTACACGCAGCTGCTCCTACTCCCGGTAAGTTCATTCTGTTCCGTGGTGATATTCTTCACGGTGCTAGACCAGTATCTAGAGAAGCCCAGTTCGCCAGAATGGGAGTCGCGTTTCAGTGTATAAACGATTTGAAGATGTAAAGAATATACGATTCCCAGTATATCCGTTACCCTCTAATGACTGGTATCGTCAAGATGGAATGTTATTTATTAATAATGGAAAAGTCTTAGATGATAAAAATATGCCAGGAACTAGCCTAGGTGTGAGGCGGTTACAGTGCGGCAGAACGGATTTACAAAGCTTGAGAAGGGCATATCCTGACTTCTTAAGTATGCTACAAAGTAAGAATAAAATCTTCATAGATAGCAATGGAGTTCCTTTCATCTATGAAAGAACTATAAATGCGCCCCTTATACATCATAGGGTCAAACAAATGGAGCAGAAAGAAGGTGTAACAGTTATTCAGCTAGAACGAATAACTTCCTTTTTCTCTGTGCCTAGGCCTCCCTACGGGGACGCCAGATACGCAAGGGTACTCTACTTTAGAGGGTGTCCTTGGTTAATTTATGACTTTACGCTCGAAAAGGGCAAGGACTCTTTTAGAAGAGTATGAGTAATCATGGGTAACAGAAAACGAAGTGGTGCTGCGCCAAAGCAACAAGAATTTTACTTGAAGTACGTGCAACCACTTACTGAGAACCAAGCCATAGTGCTTGGTAGTACCAAGAGTCAGGTTCTAATGGGGTATGCCGGTACAGGCAAAACCTTGTTAGCATCTTATTTAGCATATAAGGCAATCTTTGAGGATAGAGAGTTTGATAAACTTATCTATATGAGAAGTGCAGTACCAACTAGAAACATTGGATTTTTACCAGGTACTGACAAAGAAAAGATTGCTGTTTATGAAGCCCCCTATGTCGACACAGCTAATAAGCTGTTGGGTCGAGGTGACGCATACGAAATTCTGAAAGCAAAAGGAGTAGTTCATTTTAGCTCTACTTCGTTTGTTAGAGGTATAAATCTAGACAATACCATTCTTATCGTTGATGAGTGTCAGAATATGAGCTACCATGAACTAGATTCTATTATTACTCGACTTGAGGAAAACTGTAGAGTATATTTCTGTGGTGACATGAGACAAGCCGATCTAGCCAATAATGGACTTAAAGACTTTTTCAAAGTGCTTAAGTCCATGGGCGAATTCGATTTTACAGAATTTCAAAAAGAAGATATTGTCCGCAGTCAATTAGTTAAAAACTATATTATTAAAAAGGAAGAAGTCTTAGGACGTCTTAGCTAAGAGGGTAGTACGACTACCTATTTGAGGTTTTATGAAAGCAATTATAAGTAATAAAATCTACATGGTAGTAGAGCCAGCTTTGCATCGGGCATTAGAGAAGGAACTTACGTACAAAGTTCCTTCTTACAACGCACCTGATCAATTTACGATTATTAAAAACCTGAAGGTAATTAACTTCAATATCGCCGGAGGAAAGATGCTAGTAGCGTTTCCGGTTGGTAGAACGGATTTAATTCCTAAAGGTTATTCAGTAGAAGATAAGCGGTCATACAATCATATAGAAGATTTTCCAAAGTTCCAATTTGAACTGAGGCCAAGTCAAAAAGAGATAGTGTACGATATGCAGGATAACTGCATCATCAACGCTAAGGTGGGTTTTGGTAAGACATTCTGCGGGCTTGCTCTTGCAGCAAGACTAAAAGAGAAAACACTGGTGGTTACACATACTGTTGCCCTTAGAAACCAGTGGGAGAAAGAAGTAGTAAAGACACTGGGTATCAAGCCCGGTATTATTGGTAGTGGCAAATTTAATATTGATAGCCCCATTGTGGTATCTAATATTCAATCACTAGTTAAATATATTCCGCAGCTTAATAGGGAGTTTGGTTTACTAATCGTGGACGAAATGCACCATGTTAGTAGCCCTACTTTTACCAAAGTTGTGGATGCTATGTTCTCTAGATACAAGGTCGGACTTTCGGGTACAATTGAGCGAAAGGATCAGAAGCACGTAGTATTCAAGGATTATTTTGGCTCTAAGATTTATAGACCAGAAAGAGAGAATACTATGACACCAACTGTAGATGTTATCAATAGCGGTGTAGCCTTCTCGAATACTAACGCTTCTTGGGCTGAAAAAGTCAACGTACTAAAAGAGTCCTATCTCTATAAGAATCTAGTAGTTCGTCTAGCAGATCATTATGCGTCTCTTGGCCACAAGGTTCTTATCGTGTCTGATCGAGTAGAGTTTCTAAAGGAATGTTCCGAAGCTTCGGAGTATCCTTCTGAAGTTCTTATTGGTGCGCTAAAGGAAGATCAAAGAGAAGAAGTTATAAATAAAATCTCTTCTGGTGAAGTAAAGCAACTGTGGTCTACACAGAGCTTAGTCTCAGAAGGTATTTCTATTAACCCTCTAAGTTGTATTATTCTAGGAACTCCTTTAAATAATATGCCGCTGTTAGAACAGCTTATAGGTCGTATTCAGCGACAGGCAGAGGGTAAGCTTGATCCAGTAGTAGTTGATATTAAACTAGAGGGCTGGACCGTGAACAATCAGTTTAATAACAGGCTTGGGCATTACATGAAACAGGGCTATGAAATTAACTTCATAAAATAGTTCTTGACATGAAGCTCAATTTTTGGTAATATGTTACTCTATAGTTGGAAGAAGATATATAGGAAGTCGGGAGGTAGTTCCTCTAGGATAATACTTATTCTAGATACAATGCTAAACACGACTATTCCTAAGAACAGATGGGATCCAACTTATAAATACTTTTATGAGGATTTCTCAGGGACTAGTTTCCTGATAAATCCTTATGATCTCCTACAGAATAGTTTCCGATGGAAGAAAAAAGAGATCGGAGACTATGTAGGATTAGCAAGCTTTCGTAGCTTAGGGGAATACAAAGCTACAGGAAAGAAAACCTTAGACCTAGCCCACAGCCCCATTGGGATAGACGCTATAAACAAAAACAGACTACTTCGGGTAGATAATGGTGAAATTCACTTCTACTACGAAGATTACACAAAGGAGAAATAACATGGCAGGTATCGGTTTTGGTTCAGTTAAGGGTTCAGCAAAGAAAGAAAAGGCTGACCAGTATAAGTATGTAGACGGCGACAACTCAGTTCGTCTTTTTGGGAATATTCTTCCACGGTATGTATACTGGATTAAGGGAACCAATGGTAAAAACCTACCTTTTGAATGCCTAGAGTTCAATCGTGAAACAGAGTCTTTCGACAAGGCTGAGAAGGATTGGGTAAAGGAATACTTCCCAGATCTTAAGTGCAGCTGGTCGTATTCAATGATGGGTCTAGACAAGGACAACAAGCCTGTTGTCTTTAACTTCAAGAAGAAGCTATTCGATCAGATCATGTCTAACATTGATGATCTTGGCGATCCAACTGACCCAGAAAATGGTTGGGTTCTAAAGTTCAACAAGAAGAAGACAGGTCCACTACCAATTAACGTAGAGTACACTCTTCAAACTGTTAAGTGCCTCAATTCAAAGGGCCCACTTAGCGCAGCTGAGCGTGAAGCAATTGCTACCGCTAAGCCAATCGAAGAAGTTATTCCTCGTGCTGCACCACAGGCACAGAAGGATCTTCTAGAAAAGATTGTTAACGGTGACGGAAACGAAAACGTTGATGAGAGCGTTGAAGACGAACTAAACGTCGTATAAAAAGTAAGCCCAGGACGCATGAAGTGTCCTGGGCTTCTTATTCGGAGTATTATGAAAACATTACTAATTGCTGATGTACATATAAAGCTAGGGCAAAAGAATGTTCCAAAAGAGTGGGCGTATAACAGATACGAGTTATTCTTTAAACAAGTCGCCGAAGCTGAAAAACAGGTTGATCAAATTATCATCCCCGGAGATATATTTGATCGTATGCCCAATCTAGATGAGCTAAAACTTTACTTTAAGTTTATTGCTCAGCGAAAGAAACGTACAATAATCTCAACGGGAAATCACGAGTCTACAAAGAAAGGAAAGAGTTTCTTTACGGAGCTTAAAGAAGTCTCAGAAAGTCTCAATCCTTTAGTAGAAGTGGTAGTAGATTATATATTCAAACACGATGAGTTTTATGTAGTTCCATATGAATACGTAAAGCACGAAACAACATGGCAAGATCTAGATCCTAGACCAGTGTTTACTCATGTTCGTGGAGAGATTCCACCACACGTAAAGCCAGAGATTCCCTTAGAGTGGCTAGATAAGTTTCCTGTAGTTTTTGCTGGTGACTTACACTCACACTCTAATACCCAGCGAAACATTGTTTATCCGGGTAGCCCAATGACTACATCCTTTCATAGGAACGAAGTAGACACTGGATACATCATAATTGATAGTGATTGGGATTGGACTTGGCATGCCTTTGATTTACCTCAGCTAATACGTAGAACAGTAACTTCGCCAGAAGAAATGGTATCTACAGATTTTCATCATACAATCTATGAGTTAGAAGGTAACATCAAGGACTTGGCGAAGATAGATAACACTGAGCTTCTGGACAAGAAGATTGTGAAGCGCAAGAGTGATACGGCGCTAGTTCTGGATAAGAAGATGACTATTCCAGAAGAACTGGCTGAGTACTTGCGATATATTCAAGAGTTACCAGAAGATCAAGTTGAATCTATAATGGGAGTATTTAATGAGTACGGTAGTACTACAATCAATAGAGTGGGATAAGTGCTTTAGCTTTGGTGACAATAATAAAGTCGATCTAAGCAAAGAAGCAGTTACTCAGATTATTGCTCCTAATGGGTTTGGAAAGTCTTCTATTCCACTTATTATGGAAGAAGCCCTTTATAATAAAAACTCAAAGGGAGCTAAGAAAGCAGACATTCCAAATAGACTATTGGATGGAAGCTACAATATTAAACTAGTATTCTCGATTGATAGTCAAGAATACACGGTAGATATCGCTAGAAAAAGTGGTGCCATCAAGATCAAGCTTTTGAATGAAAGCACTGATATTAGCAGTCACACAGCTACTAATACATTCAAGCAGATCGAAGAACTACTAGGAATGGATTTCAAAACATTCCAACAATTGATTTATCAATCGACAAATTCTTCTCTCGCATTTTTGACTGCCACAGACACAGCCCGAAAAAAATTCTTGATCGATCTATTTGACCTCGAAGACTATACGAAGTTGTTTGAGGTTTTTAAAGAGGCCGCGAAGTCCCTAGGGACGGAAGTGACCTCACTCGACTCTCGAATCGAAACTATCAATAAGTGGCTATCTAATAACTCTAAGCTAGATTTGGAATTAAAAGATATTGAGGAATTACCAGAA